GGCTTTTTTTCTATAAGAAATTAAAGTAGAAGTATCTAATTCATTTACTGTTTCTTCAACAGATTCTGTAGCAGCTACTTTAGCTTTACCAGTCATTTTATCGACTGCCATGGAAGTACCTCTGTGTCTATTGACAAATTGATTAATTCCTTTTTTCATGTTTTTCTTTTGATCGTCTGAACCAATCCCTGTGGTACCAGTGGATTTTCTTCCAGCATCGGCTGCGCTAGCAGGAACTTTTTTAAGGTATCTGCCGACCATGCCCTTTGAAACTTCGTTAGTGACATTTTTGTCAACATTCACCATCCTGATTTTCGGTTTACCGTCAGGGCCTGTATATTTTTCAGGTCTTTTATCTGCGCTTTTAACTGTCATTTTCTTACCTTTGCTGCTAAGTCTTTATCAGCTTTGCCCCAAGTACCAGACGACTTAGTCACAAATGAGTTAACTCTTGCTAAACCCCATTGCTGCGGTGTGGTTCCTGGTCTGTGTCCAGTACGCCATGCAGCAAGTCCTCGATTATACACTTTACGAAGAATGCCCATAGGCATGCCAGATTTTTCTGCTTTCTTTTTTAAAGCAGCTGTTGCATTTTCTGTTATATATTGCTTGAATCTAATCATGCCGTTTCCCTATTTTTTCTTCTAGTGTCTCTTAATCGAGCTCTATCCAGCATGCTATCATGTTTTACTTTGTCAGCTTGCTTCTCACGATCGATCTTTTGTTTTGCCATCTTTGTAGCGATTGTTTCGCCATACATTTGCTTGAATCGAGTGGTGTGTTTACTTGGCTTTGTTTTTGCGTCGTGATCTCCAGGAGCTTTCTTATATGCTGCAGGATTATCATCATTCATCTTTGCACCTTTTTTAAAGTGCCTGTCACGTGCGGCCTTTGTTCCCTTTGACATCTCTTTACCTTTTGCATCACGTCCGTGATATGCAGCTGGTTGAGTGCCTTTACGATCTTTAATATCCGAATCTTGAGGAGATGATGTTCTCTCAAGAAACTCAATATGTTCAATCCATTTTCTCATTTGTACACCATTTGATTCAACAATAACGTAGTTAGGACCTAAGTGTTTGACTTCAGCAACTATGTCAGTGTCTTTAATGACTACTCTATCACCGGCTTGGAATAAATCACCATTAATATATGCTTCTCTTTTATCAGATACTTTTTCAAGTTGTATATGATTTACGAATTCTTTTTGTTCTTTTAGGCCTAGGCCTTTACGTACAGCATTGAATACTTGTTTTGCATCGGCATTCGAAAGTCTTTTTGGCATGAACTGAGCAAATTTAGTAAAGTCACCAGCTTTTACATATCCTCTTAGTTTCGTTCCGGATACACCTTCAACACCTTCAGCCTCTGGATCACGATTACCAGCGCTTAAAACATCGATTCTTTCAAAATTATAGAAACCATGTTTACCATTTTTGCCATTATATTTTTTCAATAAGACATCATATTGGTTTACTCTATCCTTGCCAGCTACAATTACGATTCTTTTGAAACCTTCATTGTGAAAAGATGTCATAGCATCAAAGATAGTTTTTAGGTTCTTATCCAACATAATTTGACGAGCATACTGAGGGAAACCTTTGCGAGCAAACTTAATCTTTTGTGCAAAGGGAATAGGATTTTTATTTTTATCCTCTGACTGCGTCAAATAAATTCTATATGGATTCTTACCCGCTTTCTTCTTTAAGAAGTCGAGTAATTTTTCATGACCGGATGTAGGAGGATTCATACGACCCCATACGAAATATAGAGTCTTCTCCTCTTCAACCAGATAATTCTTAAAGGAGCTAATCATCCTTTTTTTCTTGCCACTTCTGCTTTACGAATCTTAGGGAACATTCTTTTTGCAAGACGAGCGATGCGAGCCTTGAATGCCGGCTTCTCCAAACGCTTTTCAATCTCTTGCTTACGAGCAAAAGTCAAATCTTTCTTAGGAATATCCTTTGTGATCTTACGTACAATTAAATCTCTAGCTTTACGATTTGCTCGCTTCTTCAGCTTAGAGACCGGAGCCATCTTTCTCTTTGCACGCATTCGGCCAACCTTGATACGAGTCTTCATTCTCTTCATCAAGCGACCACGTTTAATCCTCTGCTGTAGTGTAAGAGCCTCATCTACATCTTCAGACTCTTCATGCATTGCACCGTTCCTGCGCTTCTTCGCGCGATAATTTGTCAGCTCGTCCTCGCCCGGACGATACTCAGCAACATAAAAATGTCTGAATGAAAGTGGACCATCCACTGGCTTTTGATGGTCATAGATGTTTGACATCAGTTTCTCCCCGGCTTATCCCATCCTTTTAATATAGTAGGTGAAAAGTTAGCGAATGAGAATTCCATTCGGTCAACAATTTTCACTGCATCACCACCAAGTTTATCGATTGCTACATAGCCTTCTTGGCCTGTTGTACGATATCCTTTTCTTGTTTTTAAAAAAGTCTGTGTCTTGTTTAACTTGTTTAGAGTATTTATAATTTTTAATTTTGCAAGAATTAACATTTTTTGAAGATCAAATATTTTCTTCAAAGACATTTTATTCTGTGGAGAAAAGAAAGCTAAAAATTCATTTAGCTTTCCTGTCTGAGCTAATCTTCCTCGTTCTGTTTTCTTTTTGTCAATTTCTTTTTGAAATTTTTGACGGATAAAACGAATGAGTTTTTCAACGTGACCACGTGTGTCCAGCACAACTTGGCCGCTTCTGACATACGAGTTATTGAACTGTTCAATAGTTTCTGCAAGCTTGCGATTCTCTTCAAGCTGCTTAAGAGTTGTTGAAGAAATTTGATTAAAGAGCTTACCAGCTTGTGAAAGATATCCATTTATCTCCTCCGTATCTTCTGCTGACATGCTATAACTGGTCATATCACGTAACATAGCATCTTGTGACCACACATCTTTTGTTTTATTGAGCGCTGAAACTTTCACTCCATAAGATGCTTTCATTGTTTCGAACGTGTTTCCTGTGTATGTTGTATGCCATACCACTCCGATTTTCTTGGAGGTGACCTCCTTGGCCATCTCCGTGTTTGCCGGGATTGCATAAACAATCGTGTTTGGGTGGAAAGTGACATACGGCTTTCCCTTAATTTTTTTAGTCTTAACATCACCTGGTCCAAATAAGAAGTCACCTTGAATTACTCCTTTGATTCCTAAACTTGGAAAATGCTTAAGTGCTAACTTTAACTTAGCATTAAGATCGCCGCCAGTATCAGCATCGATATCAGCGTTAGTCTTATAGACGACTGGTGATTTATTAAAAATTCCTTTCTTAGCAACAAAAAATCTACCGTCTCTTGGATCCACACCTGCGAACACAGCCGGCGCACCATCCCATTTAACCGAGACTCTTCCGTCATGCACACCTCCTAAGGCATCTCTTAAAGAACGCAATGCGAGGATTGCTTCACGCGTTCCAGTGACTCCGCCATAAAGAACTTTGTCCTCGATGTGAGTCATGTGAGTATTCTTTTGTTCTGCGATGAATTGTTTAAACTGCATTAGAATTTAATCACTGGTTTCAGTGTCCCTTGAGAAGCAACCTGCATTTTAATATTTGTAGCTCGAACTGTTTTAATTGCTACGACACCACCTGCTGCTGAGCTTAATTGACGAGTTTTTTCGGCTTTATCTTCTGGATCTACTTTACTACTTGAATTATTATTCATAAAGATAACTGGAACTTTACCAAAATAACGTCCTGCAATACGACCGTATTCAGCTTCTATTTTTGCGTATTGCGATGGGTATGCTTTTTTGATAGCAGCCATTTGACTTATACTAACTTCATTTTCACCTTTGCCTTGAGTTGTAAGACCTAGCTCTTTTTTATATTTTACTAACTCAGTGACTAAGGTTCCAACTGGAGCAGTGCCTCCAAGTTTAAATCCTGATAAGCTACCGTCTCTTGATACTAAGCATGCTTTGACTTCATAATTAGTACCGGCTACATCTAGATCAACCCCAGCAGATCCTCCACCGCCTAACTTTGCGTCATCTAAAAGAAAGTATAATGTTGCTTCGCCTGGTCCTACACCTTTTAGATTATAAAAATGCAATCGATTATAGTTAATGAAACTTTCTCGCTTTAGCTGACCGATCAGCCTATTTACTTTAGCCACAGACGGTTGTCCCTTTAAAGTGTTTGCTAAATTAAATGTAGGGAAAAAAGTACGATGAAACAAATGTTGAATCTCACTCTTGTATTGAGTGCTTTCAAAATCAGATGTCCGTAGATTAAATGAAGTAACTCTTTGTGCTCTGTTCAAAAAGTCGACGTCTAAGTCTGATACATTCACAGCTGCCATCTCCCTTATGTATGATCTTAGTCTTTGCATCTTTATCTCCGTATAATATAGAATACATTAACCATAGTATACACTATTTATAGACTTTTGTAAACAAAAAAAGCGCCTTTGCAGCGCTTCTTTTTTTTATTTTGAATTGAATGTTATCCTACTTTTCCTAGGAACCTTGCGATATGATGTACCCAAGGTAGTAGCATAATAGACATGAATAGATTTGCACCAGAGTGTGCCAATGCAATTCTTAACGTATCGCCCTTAGGCATGCCATCAGATACTAAAAGGCCTGCTAGCCAAATCGTGCCTGTAGTTCCTATGTTTGCACCAAGTACCGCACCAATAGCAGCAGGCAAAGGTAGTGCACCAGATGCAACCAATGCAATGATTGCGGTGGTTGATAGGGATGATGACTGCCAAAGCAATGTCATAATAATACCACCAAAGAACATATAGATTGGATTACCTAAGAAGAATGCTAAGTGTTCCATGTTTCCCATAGATTTCATTCCACCTGAAAACATTTTCAGACCAATATAAAATACTACTAATCCTACTAGCACAGTTATAATAGGGTTTCCTAAATCCATTTTACTTACCTTTTTCCATAGTTGTTTCGATTCATCTTTCACCATCATCTCCTGCGAAAGTTTTGATCTTCACGCTTACGAACTTTTTCATTTGCTCGCTTCATTGTAATTTGACGATGCTTTTCACGTTGCTGAGGATCGAGGTGTTCATAACCTCGAATACCCCAATCTTTTGCCCATGCGGCTGTCTGCACCGGTGAGTGTTTTCTCATACTGAACTTCCTTCTCCGATTGGTTCACTAGTATATGTATCTACGTAATCACCGTCGGTACTATATCTACGAGTGTTAGTAATTTTGTACAACTGGCTACTCACATATCGATAGGTAATCAAGGAGTGTTGATATACTCCTTGACTTGGTAGTTGATCAAGAGCAGATTTGAATGGACCCTCATTTACAGCCTCGTATGACGGGTAACCTTTTTCTGCGGTAGGTTCAATCATTATGCAGCCTCCGCATACTCTACTGCCTTTTTCAAAGCATTGGTTTTACGAGTTTGATTTCCGCCAAACCAGGATGAGTACAGACGGTTATCAGCATTACGACCTTGTACATGATCGGTGATGTATGTAACAGAATTAAATGCCTGCCACCAAGAACCTTCAGCGTAACGTGCACCGGGCTGATGTTCGATAGCGTCATGAGCCAGCTTTGCATTACGTGAAAGCGTTTCAATTGAAAGAGCTTTACCTTGTACACGCTTGTCAGCAGTACGCGGGAATACTTCATTCAGATACTCGATGTAAGAGTCTGTAGTAAAGCGCTTGCTACCAAGAAATTCTGCCATATCCTTGTATGTATCGAGCTGGCTCTTTGCCATACCGAGTTGTGACTTTACTTCTTCAGCATTAAATTGAGAACGATGGCCAACTTTAACAGAGGTATCGCTTTTGCTTTGAAGAGAGAAAGTCAGAGTGTTGTTACATACCACACGGATAGGAGTAAAGCGAACATCAATTGCTTTACCATACTGGTGAGGATTAGAAAAGAGCAAGTAAGAATCGATCTTATCATCACCAAAAAGTTCAAATGATTCGCCAACTTTTGCAAGAGCCCAAACCATTTGACCATCTTTCAACGAACCAGCAGTATGCATTTCCATGTCACCTGCCATTACATACTCATTGAAAAATTCAAATGCAGTTTCATTTTGCACAGGATTCCAGTCTGCACCAACGTTAGTCAGAATGCTACCGTCAGTTTCACGAACCAGAGACTTTTGACCGGTAGACATACGCTTACCATCAAACTCAATAAAGGACTCAACTTCTCGGACATTCCAATTTAGTCCAGCTTTGTCCATCATTTGTGCCGGGGTCAAATCATTTGAAACCGGAACACCAAGACCATGCCAGGGAAGTTCACCAGCGTAAGCCATTGTTTCAACCATATGTGCCATTATATATCTCCTAAGCAGCTTTTAGTAATGATGCAGTAACATTCCAAATGCCATCTGCGCGAGTTTTTACACGAATATTCTTTTTGAGAACTTTTACAACTTCTCCTGACATAGCACCTTTACGACCGGTCCATGTTACATGTTGTCCAACTTTGAAAGACCTAGCAGCACGAGCTACTTTAATATTTCTAGCATCATTGAACATTTGAGCAATTTCTTGCATTTGTTCATCACTTGCTTCAATAAACAAGCTTTGAACCTTAGACATTTGAGATGTATTCAGCATTTTAGATTCCTCTTTTTTCATTTTATAGATATATTATACACCATTTCACAGCAAATGTACACCATTAATTTCACTTTAATGCATTTTTTTTCTGTAATTCTTTACAGCACCAATAACCATCTGTGGATATTCACCAAGAAATGTGCCAGCTTCGAGATCACCTTTTGTGATGAGATGCTTATGCATATGCTCTACGCTATCATAGTTGTCAAGTAACCATTTGGCCAACTCGTCAAACTCAGCGTCAGAGATTAGAGGGCTATCCTCTTTATAATATGCATACGCACACATCAGGTATTTTGCGACTGGATTTTTCATTACCATACCAACATGATTGGAAGAGATGCTACCATTAACATACCCATGATAGCGAAGGCTACTTTCACGATAATCATTATACGTACTCCGACCAGAACTCGTTCCAGATGTCAGTAATTACAAAGCGCTCAACATCGAGGCCAAACTTGTATGCCCAGTCATAGTATGCAAGACCACCCTGCTCCATGAGGGTGGCGGCAAACTCTTCGAAGCACTCGGAAGAACCGATGACATCTTCGATGTTAATGATAGCGAACAACTCGTCTTGTGCATTCATCAGCATTGACTTAACTTTACCCATTTTCTTCTCCTCTTTTTCAATTGTTAGATATATTATACCATAATTCTTCTTAAAAGTAAATAGGTAAAATGCATTTTTTTAAATTTTTTTTCAAATAAATATTACCAGCACAGCTATTACAGGAGAAATGTATGATCCTATCGGATAAAGTTGGCCATAAAATTTTAAAAAGAGGGGATGTCGTGAAAGCACCTTCCGGCTCAAACGATTGGGTTGTGGTAGATCATAGTTCAGATAATAAGATCGTACTAGCATGTATTAGTAAATACATGACTAAAGAAAAAAGTGATATATCAGAATGGAATGTCGTTAAAAATTAAGGCTATTCTGTAAAAACATATTCATGATATCATCATGATCAATACCAATTTGTAGTCTATCGCCTATGCTAATGACACACATATCATCTTTATTGCCTTCAACTAAAATAAATTTGCCAGTTGTTGGATTTGCAAAAAAAGCAATTGCAGTAGGTAGAGTATCACCGTATTGCGTCCGCACGTGTGCAACTCCAATATACATGACTTGCAGCCCTTCGGCCACAACATAGTGGTCAAGTGTTTCTTGTGGAGTTGCACATTGTACAGGCTTTGATCTCATTTCTGGTTCAGCCACTGCAGCTGCACATGTTGATAAAATTAAAAATGCTGCTAATAAAAATTTCATAGTTTTTCTCACTTTAGTTTATGACACACGATTCTCCGCCCGGTTGGTGTGTCAATTGTAATTGCCGGCAACTTAGGATTGACGTCTCTGCATTCAATCTGGTTCCATCTGAATCCTTCAGCTCTCTGCTTTTCTGTTGTGGTAACAAATTCTGTATTGTCTGCAAACCAAAGACCTGTAACTAATACTACTAATAAAGTCATTTATATCTCTTTCTTGTTCATATGTTAAAAGTTATGCAGCTAAAGGTCTCATTGGATTTACGCCTAACATATCACCCCACGCTGCATAGTAATGTCTCATACCGACTTCATCATGAATAGTACCGTTTTCATGACGACCGTGTAAGATACGTCTTGCCTCTGTACCTTCACGCATGGTTGTACCTTGACCAGCAACGCCGATAAGATCTTCATGTAAGTTACGGCCAAAAGGACCCCAGATTGAGTTATGATGCTCGATTCTTGTTGCGCGCTCTTCAGGAGTATCTTTCTTTAAACCGTAGCCACGGAACTCAATCAAAACTTTGTTTGGACCGAGTGGTGTGACCGAGTCACTGCGATATGCACTGCCTCTGAGGTTGAAGTTAAAACCCGGAAAAAGATCGACCATGTACCACTGGTTCGGCGGCAAGTTAGGGAATGACAGTTCACCTCTATCTTCAAAGCCTTCATACTCTTCGTATTGGACAGTAAAGCTGCTTACGTTCACATGGCCGTTGTCGAACGGGATGTTCTTACGTGCGAAGTAGGCGTCATTGAACCCAGTTACACGGTTATGGTAGTGCATGAAGTCATGATAAAACTCACTATTTGTATCATGCCAGAGTTTGTAATTAGTATCGATGATAGCTTTGTGATAATGGAAAACTTCCATTTCTTCAGTGTCGATAGCATCAGCAATGCAATCAAACGCGCCGGCGGTCCACTCTTCTACAGACTGCGATGGATTCGGATCCAGCGTGACCCATACCATTCCACCATGTTTTACTTCACAATGTAGTTGCGGTTCAACAGTTACAATAGGTGCTTCTAGCGTACCACTAGGACTGTGTATGTTATAATTACGATATGCTTGTACACCATCGCTTGTATTGCATGCAATAACATTGACGCCTGCAATCTGAGTAGTTCTGAAGTCTCCTTCGTTGCGCATCTCTGAGATATGACACATTGGAATCCAAACCTTACTAAAGATTTGTTCCATCTCTTGGTCATGGATTTGCTGGTTATTATAGCATTCGCTTGAGATATATTCTATAGTTGGTGTCTCTAACCACTTCTTATGATTTCTTGGCGGCATTTAGCTCTCCTTAAATTAAGTGCCACTTTTCTGTTTCTAGGTAAGTGGCCAACCCACAGATTACGCAGCTAAGCGCATCTCAGGAGCAAAGTTATCGTTTGCATTTAGTCATGTCTTGCGTTAACCCAGCTTGCGCGGGATAGCT